ATTATATACAAGCCCTGAATTATAATTTCTTATTTTTAATTGTAGCATCTTCTAAAATGTTATATAAACTGCTTCAACATCACTATCATTTTCTACATATTCTGTATATTCCACAGCAGGATATTTAGTTGCACCTGTCTGTTCTGCTGTTAAATTCATAAGCCCTTTCCATATTATTGTTAAACCTGTAGGGTCTAAATTTGAAGTAGACGCATTGTTGTCATAAACAGTAGCATCATAAAACCCCATAGGTCTATCTTCAAACCCAAGATAAATTACGCCAAGTGTTCTAAAAAAATCAGTCGGTTCAGTAATCGCTACTGTAAAAGATAATTTTGAATACCTGTCTGTTTCCCCATAACTAGCGGCAATACAAGTTGTGCTATTTCCTGTTTGCTGACTTGTAAACTGCACTAATGGTGCACCAATCGTGGAAAGGTCTATATTTCCTATATACGTTGGTTGTGCGGCTAGTTGTGTATTTGACCTAATAAGTTGTATCATCTTTCTTAACCTTCTTTTTTGGTGCTTCTTTTATAAATAAACTATTTCTAACGCTTTCGTTAAGTGATAATATTTGCTTTTGCGTCAAATCATTTAAAGGTATTCTTAGGCTATCAATACTTTTACCTTCCCATTGTTTTTTAAGTTTCCAAGTCATAGTTCAGTCTTTTACTAATAAATATAAATATAATGTTATTGTTTTTTAGTGTACAAAAAAAGGCACATAAGTGCCATTAATTTGTAAAGTAGAGTAACGATTATGTGCCTACTGTTATTGTTAAATTTGCTTCATCAGAAAGTCCATCAAATGGATATTTAGCAGTAGCAGCACCCGCACTAGCAGGAAGTTGTACTAAGGCATTTCTTTCTTCTGCACCCCACTCAATTGTATACCCTGTCAAATCACCTTTTGCCGCACCTGTTATAACTGTGCCACCTGTAACGAAGCACCCATTATCAATTCCTAATAAAAATACATTATCTAAAGCATCTTGAACAAATACTTGACTTCTTGAATAAGCCATTAGTCTTAATTCATTAGTAGTATCGTGGTCAATCTTTTGTAGTGTTATGCTTAATGCTTGAGTAAAAAATGCTGTTCCTGTAGCATTATCAGAATTAATAGTTACAGTCATTGAACTTAAATTCTGTACTAAATCATATTTGAATACTTCTATTGAACCTGAACCACCAGACCAAGTCGCAAAACCTGCTGTAGTCATTTCAGATGTATTTATAGTTGCTTCAGCAGAGATATTATTACTAAATGCTTTGCAAATATATATAGCTTTTAAGCCCCCAATAGCATCTTTGCAATCTATTAATCGTCCTCTTGTAATATCACAAGCCATTTTATTTTATATTTTAAAAGTTAATAAAAGGGTGGTATATTACAACCACCCATTTAAAGTATCCATTAAGACCAAACAGTTGAACCATATACACCATCAGTTGCAACAGCAGTCTGTACGCCTACAGCGAAGTTCATTGTAACTCTCACATTATCGCTTCCGTCATATTGGTAGGTCGGGATCAATCTCGCTTCAGTCCAGTCCGTTGCTAGGTTTGTTCCAAATACTAAGTTCTCAGGATAAGTGAAAACAATGGTGTCGTTAAACATGCCAGGACACCTGTAAACGGGGAACCCGAAGTAAGTCATATTCTCACCACTTAAATTAAATCCTGCACCTGAAACTTGACCTTGATTAGAACCTGCAGTTGCTAATGCTTGAATATAAAAACCATATGTTTTATTATTCATATAAAAACCTGCACCTGGCTTAGTAAGTATTCCTGAAACATCAGAAGCAACAGTATTATATACCGAAGCCATATCAGTAAGGATATCAGCCGCTGCTAAAGCATCAGCAAAATCAACTTCAGAAAAGTCTTTTAATGCTGAAGCGTCTGCTCCTGCTTCATCTTGGTTACCATCATCAGATAAAAACCCTGTTCCGAAAGGTGAAGACCCTTGCCATATTCCGATTTCTAATTGAGCCGCTGCTTTTCCTGCAACTACTTGAAGTAAAAAATCACCAAATTCTTGTGGTAAGTTTCCATTTCTGTCCATACCCTGTCCAATCCAGGTAGGGAAAATTGTTCCCCGACAAATTTCTTCGTTTACTTTTAAATCGGTAAGCGTTAAAACTTGTTCAGTCAAACTTGTGTCATCACCACTTGAAAAAGAACAAGCCGCAGCAACAATAGGATTTGAACAAGCCAAGTTGTTTATAACTGCTTTAGAGTTTAGACCATCTATTGTTCTTACATAGCCTTTAGCGATTGTATCTGGTGAACGTAATGCAGCAGTTACATAAGGCAAACTTAATTCACCTGCGTAAGTGTTGTCTGTAATAGTTATATCAAATTCACGCTTTTTTGATAATTGAATTTTATTTCCCATCTTTTTGAATTTTAATTATTTTAAGTTATTTATGTAATACGCTGCCCTTTGTTGATTTGACAGTTTTTCTAAGTCTACTGTTGAATTAACATTGTTGCCTTGTGGTGAATAGTTAATACCTTCATCAGCAGGTTCTTTTGATAATTCTTCTAATTTATTTTCTAAATCTTTATTTTTATTTTCTAGACCTTCAAGTCTAGTTACAAGTTCACTAGCAAAGTCAGAAGATAATTCTATTGGATTTTCTTTTTCTTCGCTTAATTCCTCTTTTCCTTCTTCAGTAGTTTCTTCATTAGTTTCTTCGGATAGTTCAGCAGACGCTTCTTCTTTGTCTGCTTTTAAATCAGCAACTGCATCTTCAAGGTTTTTAATTCTCTTTTCCATACCTGCCCAATCGCCAACATCCGCTTCATCATCTTCTGCTAATTCTTTTTCTTCAGATGCTTCTTCTGGTTTTTCTACACCTTCGGCTTCTTTTTCTTCGCCTAAATCTAGTATTTTAGAATTTTCATCTATAGTAATTTTTGCACCATCTTCTAAAGTATAACTACCTGCTTCAAGTGGTGAAGCATCGCCTTCATCTGAAACGACAAAGACTTTTGATCCTATCATAAATTGTTCATCTTCTGTGGCTAGAACCCTGCCATCATCTAATTTTAATTCAGCGTACATTTTCACGCCATTAGGTTTTGCTTCGTTTTTCATTTGTAATAAGTTTAAGATTTTTTTTAGTGTACTCATAACATTAATAAATATAAAAGGGTTGTTGTTGTTTATTTCTTTGAATATTTTACTGTTCTATTTTTGATAGCTGCACAGACTTTAGCAGCAGTTTCTTTATTTCCGTATTCTTTCATCATATCACGAATACATTGTTCCCAAGGATATTTAGCAAGTGCCTGTCTTTTAGCATAAGCTAGATGTTCTAGCATCTTGTATTTTCGCTTGTATTTCCTTTTGCCTGTTTTAGTGTATTGTTCTTCTTGTGTTGTTGCTGTAGCATAATCACTACAAGGCATATATAATTTTACACCATCTACTTTATGGATATGGCTACCTGCACCACCTTTAAACATTTCAGCATATAGATTTGCTTCTTCTTTTGTTCTAAATAATGGTTCGCCATCTAAACTACCTACAGGGTGAAGTTCATTTTGTAAAATAACATCTTTTATTTTTCCAAATGTTTCTTGGTCAGGGCAATCTTCACATACTTCATCTAATATATCTTTCTGTTTAGATGCTTCAATTAATTTATCTGTAAACCACCCTTCAATACTGAAACCACGCACTTCTTTATTCTTTATTTTATCCCAAATTTCAGGATTGTTTTCTGCTGAAACTTGCACGAACCAAGTACCGATTGGCATATTTTTAAAACCCCACATATTAGACTTGTCAAATTTCTTATCTTCTTTTATCCAACTTTCTACGACAGTTAAACCTTTGATTGGTTCACTATGTTCAAGTGTATGGCTATTGTTCCTTAGACTAGCCATAAATAGCTTCTGTGCCTGTCTTATAGTTTCCTTAGTAAAAAATACTTCATACTGTTCATTAGTATCTTTATCAAGTCGTGGAATTTTCTTATCAGGTACTAATACTGCACCGATTAATTGTTTCTTTTCTTCATCTACTTTAGCAAGTGATAAAAAATCATTATTAAAGAATACAAAGTTTTCTTCAATAGCAGGAAATTTTACAACAGATATTGCTTCAACTCCAAACATTTCAGCAGTTTCATCAATGATAAGTTCTATTAGTTTTTTTATTTTATTCGCCATAACATAAATAAA